AGTTTTTAGGAAGAACAGGTCTTTGAAAGAGCGTTTGAAACGGTGGGAAGGTTAATTTATGGGCGATTACAGGGAAAATCCGAAGCGGCCGTTTGAGGTGAAGTGCCCGAACAAGGTGCGGAAAAAGATTGTCATGGCAAGAGAATTGGATCGGCAGATATTGCAGGGACCGGTCAGCACGGCGGTATCGAGTGTGATGTCCCGGCTGAGAGGTAAGAAGTGAAGCGGGGTTTGTTATGGAATGTGTAAGGTGTGGACAATGCTGTATTTCGGTCGGTAGTACGTTCTGGAAGCACGGTGACTTTAAGGATTACCCGGAGCTGCGGGAGCTGGCCAAGCGGACCGAGAATTGTGACGATGGCCGGCCTTGCGGGATGCTTCAGATGACAGACGGCGTTGCGGCCTGCAAGATAGAATTGCTGTACGGCCGCCGGGCCAAACCCAGGGTCTGCAGGGAGTACCCGGTATTCGACTGCTGGCACTTCAATCCGCAAATAAAAAAAGGACGCAGCGCCTGTTATTTGCAAAGCGGATAAATGGATTTAACGATGAGTGAACTAATTGGGATTATTGTACTAATTCTGGGTGTTGCCGGGGTGCTGTTTAACAATCGAAGGTTAAGGATGTGTTTTATCCTCTGGATGGTATCGAACGCCCTGAGCGCCGGTATTCACGCATGCGCGGGGATGTGGAGCCTGATGGCAAGGGACGCGGTTTTCTTTGTTCTGGCGATTGAGGGCTGGATTAAGTGGGGTAATCCCGCGAAGCGGGCCGGAAGGGCAATAAATGAATGAGCAAAAGACATTATTCGATACAGCCGGTACGCCGGATATTATTGAGTGTCAAAGGTGCGGTGAGCGCTGCAGGCGGTCGGGGCCGCCGGGGAAGAAGGCAAGGATGCTGCGCTTTGCCAAAGGACATGGCTTATGCGCTAATTGTGCGGTCCACGACTGGCTGAGGAACACTTATCCGCCGAATATTATTCTGGCCCAGTCGGGACCGAAGGTTTTGCTTTTTTCGCATATTCAAGAGCAGTTCGCAGAGATTATGCGGACAGGTTTTGCCGATGCCAAACCCGATGAGATTGACTGGCAAAAGATAGTCGATAACTGGGAGCTGCCGTTTCCTCATAAAATGAAACCTTCTGCGTCAAATCCCTGCAGCCAGAAAGAAATTGACGAGATTGCGGCCGGGAAACGGCAAGGCCTTGGTCAGAGGGTAACGCCGAAAACGGACCCGCTTGACAGCGTAACGACGATAACGAGTTTCGAGCAGTGGCTCCAAAAAAAAGGCCGCTGTCAAGCGGACTAACCGGAACAGGTAAACAAATTAGAACCGGGACTGGGCGATGACCTGAAAAAATGCTTGAGGGCGGAATGAAACTAAACATAGATGATATTCTGGAGCGAAAGAACATAGCGGCCAACGTCTGCTATTCGCTTCGTCATATCCCGCTGGTTACGAGCGATATGGCCGACCATAAGTGCTGGGTGGAGAAGGTTTACAAAGGGATGCTACATGAAGTAAGCGTGATTGATGATTGTTGTCGGCGATTCGACCTGACGTTCGGATAGAGGTGTAATTGATTTATGTCGGCTGAAATTGAAGAAATCGAAAAACAGGCAAGGGAGCTGACGCTGAGGCTCAAGGCCATATGAAAGGACAAATCATGAGTAATCAAGACCTGCGTAATATCGGGCTGGATTGTATCGTCCCGAGTAAGGACAATGCCCGGAAGATTGACCGGGAATCCGGGGGATTTAAGGAGCTCCTCAACAGTATCAGGGCCGGCGGTGTCCGGGTGCCGATCCATTTAAGACCGCACCCAACCAGGAAGGGAAAGTACGAGATACGTGCCGGCGAGAGGCGGTGGCGGGCCTGCAAGTCACTGGGTCTGAAAACCATACCGGCGATAGTCTATCAAAAGATGGATGATGCAGCGGCCCTGGACCTTACCTATATCGAGAACAAGTTCAGAGAGGACCTCAAACCACTGGAAGAGGTGGCGGAGATAGGCCGCTGCATGGAGAGGCTCGGCGGTGATGCGAAGCTCATCGCCTCGAGGATCGGAAAGACGGAGAAGTGGGTGCGGCTGCGTGCCAATATTCATAAGAATTTACACCAGGCCTGGCGGCAGGCGTTCTCGGATTTAGAGAAGAACAGGAACTTTGAATTATGGACAGTAACGCACCTGACCCTGATCGCCCGGCTGCCGGGTAATATTCAAAAGGACATTTTGGAATATGCGAGAGACAGCTACACGTGGAGAAGGGTATCGGTCAGTGAGCTCGAGGACCGCATCGCGGATAAATTACATCTGCTGAGCAAAGCCAAGTGGGGCCTCGACGATGAAACTCTGCTGCCGAAGGCGGGCGCCTGCTCGAAGTGCGTCAAGCGCAGCGGGTTCCAGCCGTTGCTGTGGTACAGTGAGTCGATAAAAGACCAGATAAAGGCGAAGGACCGCTGCCTGGATTCATACTGCTGGGAGAACAAGCTAAAGGCCTGGCTGGGTCGGCGGGCGAAAGAGCTGTCGGGAAAACATCCGGACCTGATCTATATGGCAAAAGGCGGTACGAGCTATAATGATGATGAACGTTTAGCGAAAACATTCGGCCGGGTGCTCGGCGAGCACAACGTAGATAAATCGACCATGGGGACAAAAGGCTCGGTGCCGGCAATGGTAGTACACGGCAAGGGGATGAGCACGGTCATCTACGTCAGGGAGAGGCAAACGGTACGATCGGCGTCCGGCAGGGCCGCCGGCAAGCCGACTCCGTTGAAAGTCCGCATGGCGTTACTTAAGGCCAAACGCTGGAGCCAGGTCATTATCGAGCTGCGTGAAAAGGTGGCGGCGACAGGCGTGGATAAGATAAGCTACAAAGACAAGAAAACCGGCGTAATGGCCCTTGTGACGGTTTACGGAAACAAATCCGCGTGGTCTTCGAATGTCGCAACCTGCCAAAAAGAAATCAAAAGACTGCTCGATCACAATAGCAAAAACCCGACCGCCGCTTACTCAGCGGCATTGATATCGCTGTGGGATTCTTTTAAGCCGACATTGGACAGGATACTTACTTACGACGGGCCGGTGACACAGACACCGGGACATACCGTCGAGGAGGCCGGGTGGATTGCCAAATTGATCGGGGCCGATATCGATAAGATGCTCGCGGAAGTATCGAAACAGAAGGGATTCGGCGAGCCGAAGACATGGAAGAATCTGAATGAGGACGGCTCACCGAAGGCCGCGAAGCGGGGTAAAAGAAAGGAGTCTTAAAATGAATGCACAATACTGGACTACGGACGGAATCGATATGTGGCGGTTGAAGGAGCGGCGGGTCTTCGACTTTGAGAACCTGGACACGAAGGAGGTGGTGAGCTGTGACGTTGTGTCCGAGGTAATGGACAGGAAATTCACGCCGGTGATAATGCCGGTTGTTAAAAAGCAAAAGTCCAAAAAGGCAAAGTCCAGCCTGCCCCGGGGGCAAAAGGTCAAAAATGTAAAAGTCAAAGAGAAGGCCGCAAAAACATCGAGGCGACGGCCGGGAACGTCGAAGCACAAAGGCGTGCGGGTTTCGGGAAAGAAGTTTACAGCCCAGTGGTGGGACGGAAAGAACAAAAAGGTCAGGCACCTGGGGACATTCGACAGTGAGCTGCTTGCGGCGGCGGCGGTACAGGAAGAGCATGGCAATCACAATGAGGCCAGGCGCCTGCGAAACGAATACGAAGAGGGCGACCGCAGGCCGGAGGCTCCGGAAGCTGTGCATAAGAGGATATTTCCGGAGGACAGGCCTAACCCGGCCTTGCGGCCGATGGAAGATTGAAAAAAGTGACTGAAGTGGGCTAAAAGTTGAAGAAAATAATATCAAAGAAAATCCCGCAAGCGAAGCGCCGCGGCTCCAAAAAAAAGGCCGCTGTCAAGCGGACTAACCGGAACAGGCTTCCTGTTCCGGGGTTATTTGTTCGCCGTCTCGGTTTCGAGTGCGAGGACCTGGCTGCCGCCGATATAATACTGGGCAAAGAGCGGCCGCGGCTGCGCGGGACGTTGAGCGGGTATATCGGAAAGCACCCGGAGCTGGGGGCGGCCTGGGAGCGGGGCCAATTGCTGAGGAACATCAGGGCCTGTGCAGCCGCCATAATGACGGTCAGCCAGGCGGCTAAGCTGCTGGGCTTTAACAGGGGCGCCGAGCTGCGGGAGCTGCTGGATACGGACAATGAGGTCCGCAACATCTGGGAGCAGACGCGCATACAGGCGATAGTTTCAGCCAAGACGGCATTAGCCGAAGCTGCTAAAAGCGGCAACCAGCAGGCAATCAAGGCAATGGAGATATTTCTTTGCGATGAGGGCGAGGGCCGGGCGGTGAACATCAATTATTCAGCGCTTACTATCAACCAGATGGCGGACTTGTTCGGCGTTACGAGGCAGACCATCTACGACTGGTATACCAAGCACGGCCTTCTGCGCAATACCGAGGGCGGTATCGATTTGAAGAGTGCTATCGAATGGTACGGCAATTTCGTTAAGCGGCGGACGGATGGCCGTATCCTGCCGGCGGACAAGCTGCGGGACTTAAAGGCCGAGGAGAAGAAGATAGACCTGGCCCAGAGAAGGCACCGGCTTTTGGACCGCGAGGAGGTAATGGCGGGTCTGCTGGGCCGGTGGCAGAAGATCGTGGGGGCCTTTAAGTACAAGGGTCGGGAATTGGCGACAATGGTGCACGGCCAGACGGTGGACGGTTCCGAGGACATCCTGAACCGGTTCTTCGAGGACCTGCAGAGGGAATGGCTGACGGTGCCGGAGTTCTTGTACCTTCCGCCGGGGGCGGAAAAAAGACTGGAAGAATTACTTGTTATACTCCGCTCAGACGGCGCGGGGCCTAAAGACAAAGGCGGTGACTGATTATGGCGGATAAAACAAAAATTAAAATAGAGCCTTATAGGATTGTTGTTAGAATTAGAGGTTGGTATGGCGAGGTATATCGAACAAAAGGTTATCCGGTAAAAATAGAAGGATTCTATAAATATAAATTCGCAGTACATCGTAAAATCGGAAGAAATGATAAAGTATGGGTAGTTACGGAATTATCGTCGGGGATAGCGTTTAGAGGAGGATTTGAAACACGTACACAAGCAGCAGAGGATGCCGCTATTCAATTAAATGCTCACAAAGAAAAATTTATAAAGAAAATACATGAGTTCCAATTCCAAGCCCGGAAAGGCGGTGACTGATGGATATTATACCGGAAGAGCATGATGCAATAGTAAAATTCCTTCTTCCAGAAATTATAGAACTTGCCAAGAAACATGATGGTTTGGTTGAGCCGGATGATATTACGCAACGGATTATGATTAGGTGTATTGGAGTGGGTTTTAGTCTTGGTGTCGCTTACAACCAAACATCAACCGAGAAACAGTGGAGAGAAAGGTTATCAGAAGTCAGAAATCAGAAGTCAGAGCAGGCGCCGGAGGTCCCACCAGCGAGCGAGATATTATTTTGTAAGTGTGGCTGGTATGGCAAAGTAGAGGATCAGGATGCCTTGGGTTCTGAATGTGGATGCTGTCCCGATTGTGGAAACGAAGATTTGAGATGGCTCAGTGATTTATTTAAGCGAATCAAAGAGCTTGAAGGCTATAAAGAGGGTGCCAGGGATTGTTTACGAAGTGCAGGAGAAAAAATCATAATACTCCAGGCCGGGAATAAGAAGCTGCGAGAGGTGGAAACTCGGAAGAAAAACATACTTCGCAGACACTAAAAGGGTTAGCCGAGGCATGAAAGGCGGTGACTAATGGGATTAGAAATCACATTAAATAAATTGAATGAAATTATCGAGCACCTGGCTGAAGAAAACCAAAAACTCGAAGAGGAGCTTATCGAAACAAAAATAGAGATAGAGAAATTGAGGACAATAATAAGAGCCTACAAAAATGGTGACCACAGTAACTGAAAAATCTTTTAATAAAACAAGTTCTGCGGAGCAGCTCATAAACGAGCCGCGAAGCGAAGCGCGGCGGAGGCTCTTAGCTATCCAGCCGGAGGAGATCGCCATGCTCAAGCCGCGGCAGCGGCCGCCGCTTGTCGAGTGGATGGAGGCCAATTACATATTGGCCGGCGGGACCAGCGCAATCGAGGGGCCGTGGTCGAGGGAGTACACCCCGTACTTCGTACCGATAGCCGAATGGCTGAGCGATACGGTGACACGGGAGATATGGGTCTATGCCTGCAGTCAGAGTGGCAAGTCCACGTTCGGGACGGGTTTCGTGGGTTATATACCGGAGACCTCGCCCGGGCCTACGCTGCTGATAATGCCCACCAAGGACGATGTCAAGAACCGGGTCGAGGCGAGGATAAGGCCGATGTTCGAGGCCAACGAGGACCTGCTGCGGCACATCTCAGGTAAGAGGGTAAAGAACATCTTTATCGGCAAGCAGACGGTAATGGACAATATGATACTGTATATCGGCTGGCCCACGACGCCCCAGGCACTGGCCGATAAGCCGGTCTGCTATATCATCGCCGACGAGACGGGCAAGTACCCGCCCTACGTGGGCGCCGAGGCCGACCCGATATCGCTTATGCGAAAGCGGCAGCGGTGGTTCAAGGGGCGCAGTAAGCTGCTGGGGATGACAACGCCGGTGACCGAGGGCGATATGTCGGACGTCGAGTGGAAGAGGGGTGACTGCTGTCAGTGGTGGGTGCCCTGCGGGTCATGCGGCAAATGGCACCAGATCGCGGATGAGAACATCCGGATAGACAGGTTCGATAAGGGCGGAAAAAAGGTATTCTACGCCGAATCGGTTTACAGGAGGGGCAAACATTCGCGGTACGTATGCCCGAAATGCGGCGAGGTCTGGACCGAGGATGACCGCTGGCGGGCGGTATGCGCGGGCAAGTTCGTACCGGGCGACTGCGAGCTGGATGATAACGGCAGGCTTATCGGAAAGACCGCGATAAGGACCATCCGGAGCGGCCGGATACACGCGCTTATGCTGCACCCGATGGTCGAGACGGTAGCCTCCCTGACGGTCGAGTTCGTGCACGCCCTGAAAAGCAAAGATGCCGGTAATATCCAGCCTTTGAAGGATTACTGGAACTCGCAAAAGGCCCGCCCCTGGCGGGAAGAGCGGGCGACTACGGATATCGAGCGGCTGCGCTCTCATATAGGGGGCTACCCGAAGGGCAGGGTCCCGGCGGGTGTGCAGATGCTGACGGCGGGCCTTGATGTGCAGTTAGACCACGTATATTTCAGGGTAAAGGGCTGGGGGTACTTAGGCGAGCACTGGTCAATATTCGAGCAGCGGATAGAGACCGGGCCTACCGAGCGGGTGGAGAACTTAGAGAAGCTGCTGCCGTTTCTAACGATGCGGTTCGATATGACGGCCGATAAGGACTCCGTGATGAGGATAGCATTATCGGCCATCGACCGGATGTATAATACCGATAGCGTCGATGCATTCTGCGTGCGGTGCGCGGGAGTGGCGCCTATTATACCGGTGGCGGGGGATGACAAGATTACCAAGCAGCCCTGGCGGGTGGGCAAGGCGGCGGGCGGCACGCTCAAGCGGTACGATCTGAACCTGACAACCTATAAGGACAGCCTGTACAGAAGCTATTTCGAGGCGACTGTCCCGGGCCACGGCTACGGGCACCTGCACAGCGAGACGCCTTACGAGGTTCTGGAGCATCTAACGAGCGAGAACAAGGAGATCAAGCGCAAGGGCGAAAAGATACAATGGATCCGCTGGGTACCGAAGAAGGGTAAGCCGCCGAACCACTGGTGGGACACCGAGGTCTATGCCCTGGCGGCGGCGGAGATCAGGGGCCTGTGGGCGCTGCCGGACCCGGCGGCGGCTAAGAAAAAAGAGGTAAAGCCGATAGGAAGGCCGGTTGGTAAGAAACCTATACGTACGAGGTACTAAAAGAATATCGAATATCGAATAAGGAATAATGAATGACGAATTTTGAAAGGAATCAAAATGGCAGAAGAAGAACAGAAAACAGAAGAATCCGTAAAATCCGTGAAATCCGCGGTTAAGGAAACACCGAAGAGGAAAGTCGATAAGCCGGAAGGGACCAAGACCAAAAAGAAGAGGAAGAAGCTGACCAGGTGGCACTTTCCGAACGCCTTGCAATGTCCCCGGTGCCGGACGCACGATACCGTTGCCACTTCGACCAAGGGCAATAAGCAGTACCGGGTTTGCCGGCGGGGGCACTGCCGGTACCGGTATTGTGTGACGGGAATAACTGAGCGGGGCACTTATGAAAGGATGCAAAAATGACTAAGTCACAAAAAAAGAGCACGAGTCAGAGTCCGAAAGGGCGGAGCACAGGAACAAGTATGTCACCTGAGCAGGTAATGGCAAATCTTCTCGAAAAAGAGCCGGAATTAAAGGTTAAATTGTTCGAGGCCCTTCAGGCGGACCGGTTTTTTATTACGGTGACATTTCAGAAGAAGTACAGGCCGGACGATGAGCATGATCTGCATCACTACTATATACGTAAGAACTTCATGGTCAACGATGTGGTGCCGAGCCTCAAAAATCTGGCGGCCAATTTCATAGCCAAAGAGAACACGACCGCGGAATTGCCGGACAAAAGTCAGTGGCACTGAAAAATTAGTGAATTAGTGATTAGTTAATTGGTTAAGGAAAGAAGATGGACAAGATGAAACGTAGAGATCAGGTCCGCGCAAGCGGCATCCTGAAAAAAGGCCGCTTTTAGCGGTCTAACCGGAAATGGCTTCCATTTCCGGAACTTTTTAACAGATTTTGTTACAATTTTTCACAAATCACCATAAATCCCCAAAAAACCATTGACCGGTCTTATCTCTTGGGTCGAATATAGCTGTATGTAAAGTGAATAGTTTGAAAAGTAGTCGGCGGCGGATGGACTGCCGACTACTTTTTATCCGCCGCCGATTGCAATATTCGGCGGTTTTTTTATGTCATTAACTTCGGCCAGCACAATCGAAGATGCCCTCAATCAGTACAATAATAATCTCTCCTGGGAAGGTGACATTACGAAGGCCGCGAACGCACTGGAGGCGGTGCGTTACATACTGGCCAACCGGCCGAAGATGATTGCATCGGGCGAGAGGAACGTCAACTACGACAGCCTGGCCGCAGAGAAGGAAAAACTGGAAGGCTATGTGGGCCGGTCCTCGAGCGCGGTCGGCCGGGCGGGCTTTACCAGGGGGAGGATGCTTACGTAAAAAAGATGGTCAGGAAACCAATAACAAGAAGCGGCGGCAGGCCGGTAATTATCGAGGACCGGCGGCACGGGTACTATACCTCTCTGGGATACCGCTCGGCGAAGGTGGCCACACGCGAGGGGCGCAGCTATGTCTCATACCCCGGCTCAAGTCACGATGAGCGGGACCGCAAGAGGCTCATCGCCCAGTCGCGTGACTTTATGCGCAACAACGCCATCTATCAGGGGATGATAGACAGGGCGGTAAGCTATATCGCAGGCAACGGCTTCGAGCTGCAGGTAAACAGCGGTTCGGCCAACGTGGACAAGAAGATCGAGGGCCTGTGGCGGGACTGGCTAAAGAGGCCGGAGATCCGCAACGTGCTCTCAGGTTCCGAAGTGGCCGAGATGGTTTGCCGTGAAGTAATGGTGGCCGGTGACACGGCGGTGCTCCTGACCGACAAGGCCCTTATACAATTGTTCGAGGCCGAGCAGATAGAAGGCAGGAAGCCTTATACCAACGGTATCAAAAAGGACGATTACGGGAGGCCCCGGAAATTCAAGCTGTGTCCCTGGAAGAATACCCGGGTCGATACCCGAAACGGCAAAGAGGTCAGCGCCGAGAACGTCCTTTACATAGCCAATCCGAAGCGGCCGAGCCAGATACGCGGTGTGCCGGCGGCCCAGGCGGCCTTTCCAATGCTGCACCGGATTAACGATGTATGCGACTCCGAGGCCATCGCCATGCAGATGCTCAGCCGCCTGGCGGTGAGTGTCAGTCGGGAGCAGGGGCCCGAGGAGGGCTATACGGCCAGTAAAGAGGACCCCAATAAGACGACCGAGGCAACTGAAGGTGACCTGGCCACCAGGATGACGGAGCTGGATTATGCCATAATGTTCTGGGGCCTTCCGGGTGAGGACATTAAGGGGATCGAGCGGAACATTCCGGGCAAGAATTTCGGCGAGTCGGTCAGAATGTTCCTGCGTATATTGGGGCTGCCGCTGGGGATGCCGCTGGAACTGATCCTATTGGACTGGACGAAGAGCAATTACAGCCAGTCACGCGCGGTCCTGCAGCAGGCATTTCAGATGTTCCAAATGTGGCAGCTGAAGTTGGTGGATTTCTTTTATGATCCGCTGTTCAAATGGCGCCTGTCCGCCTGGCAGGAGCAGAAGCTTATCGGCAGGCGGGATAAGCTCAAGTTCGACTGGATAAAGCAGACCTTTCCCTGGATAGACCAGCTCAAAGAGGCCCAGGCATATTCGACACAGGTCGAGCGGGGCTTTATTACCCACGGCCAGGTATGCAAGTCCCTTAATACCGACAGGGCCGAGGTGATAGACCAGAGGGAGAAAGAGGTGCGGGATGCCATTGAAAGGGCCGGGAAAATCGAGGAGGACACCGGAGTCAAGGTCTCGTGGAAGATATTCGCCGGCCTGAAAGAGACGCCGGACAAGGCTCAATTAGCGAAGCCGGAGGAAAAAGAGGATGATGAGGACAAGGACGAAAAGGAGGACGAGGAATGACGCCTAATCCCTTTTTATCCGAGCTGATGACACATAAATGGGCGATGGAGGAGGAGGCCTTAAAGGCCTTCTTCGAGACGGCCATACCATCGCTAATCGAACAGGCCGGCACATCGGCAGCGGTCAATAAAACCACATCCTTGAATATAACCGATGGTATCGCCACTATCAAGATAAGCGGGGTGCTTCTCAAGAGCGTGCCTGCCTGGCTAAGGTACTGGGGGATAGAGGCCACCGGCTACGATGAGATTAACGAGCAGCTTAAGGCGGCCCTAAAGAGTGATGAGGTGGCCGGCATTCATCTGCAGGTATCATCGCCGGGCGGGGTGGTGGACGGCCTGGCCGATACCGCGGACGCTATATTCGCGGCCCGCAAAGATAAAAAGGTAACGGCCACTATCGAGGACCTGGGAGCAAGCGCCGCCTACTGGCTTAGCAGCCAGGCCGAGACCATAGGGGCGGGCCGGACGACGGAGGTGGGGTCAATCGGGATTTATACCGTCTTTGTGGACCAGAGCAGGCAGGCGGAAGAGCTGGGATTAAAGGTTATCGTAATCAAATCGGGCGAGCATAAGGGGATGGGGGTGCCGGGTGCCGAGATTACCGATACCCAGATCGAGGCGGTACAGGAGGTGGTGGACCAGTTAGCGGACAGCTTTATCTCGGCGGTGGCCGCCGGGCGGGGCAAAAAGAAAAGTGATGTAAAAGAATGGGCCACGGGAAGATTGTGGTTAGCGAAAACGGCCCAAAAGATGGGCCTGATAGATATCGTAAATGTTAATAATGAAAATATTAAAGGAGATCATAATATGGATGATCAGAAACAAAAAGATGAGCTGGCCGAGGCAAAGGCCCGGGCAAAGGTCGAGAAGGAAAAGCTGGCCGAGGTAACGGCCCGGGCGAAGGTCGAAGTAGAGAAGGCCGCCGAGGAGGCAAGGACCTCCGAAAGGGACAATCAGAATAAACGCCTTATGGAATTCAAGGAGGCATTTCCGGATGATTTAGAGTTTGCCATGGACGCCTGCGGGCGGGGACTGAGCGTCACCGAGGCCAAGGCGGAACGCTATGATGTTGTGAATAAACAGCTCGCCGAAACAACGAAAAAGAGCTCGAAGGCAGAGGTCGAGAAAAAGCCCGGCGGGGCCAAGGCAATTTCTACCGGCGACACAGACAACGAGGGACAGAATAATTTCGTTTCGGCCGCTAAAGAGCTGGCCAAAGCGGAGAAAATAAAGCTGGGCGAAGCTTACAAGCGAGTGGCCAGAGAGCAGCCGGAGCTGTACCAGGCCCATATAACAAGTCTGGGGTTAGGACGCACGGCGGCGGCGTAAGACGGCCTGATTTCGGAAGTCGGAAGATTGGCGAATTAGTGAATTAGAGATTTAGCCACCGCGGCGCTTGAGCGGGGCACAATTTAGGGAGATACGATTATGACCAGGCAGGCAGATTCACCGGCCCCCTTCATAACAGGAGAGGCCATTGCGGTTTTTCTTCGGGTCAAGGCGGCCATACGGACGGTGTGGAAGGCGGACGACGCCGATTACGGGTTCGGCGTGACACAGGAAGGTGTGGCAAGCGGTAAAAACGTAAGCGTTCGACATTACGAGCATGGCGGTTCGATGAAGATGACGGCCTCCGAGGCGATAACGGCCGGGGCAAAGGTCTATGCCGCGGCGGACGGCAAGATAGCTGCATCGGGGACGCTGGTGATAGGGACGGCCCTTGATGCGGCCACGGATGACGGCTCGGTAATCGAGGTCCTGCCCCACATTGGTTATCAGCAGTCGAGCTCATCATCGAGCTCATCGAGCTCATCGGCGTAAGAAAACAGAAAACAATGAACATAAAGGAGTCCATAGTTCATAGTTGATAGTTCATCGACAATGAACCGTGAACAGAAAACGGAAGTCAGAATTTGGAGATATGATTATGACCAGACAAGCAGATTCACCGCTACCATTCATAACGGGAGAGGCCATCGCGGTTTTCCTTCGCGTTAAGGCGGCCGCCCGGACGGTATGGAAGGCGGACGACGCCGACTACGGGTTCGGCGTGACACAGGAAGGTGTTGCAAGCGGCAAGAATGTGAGCGTTCGCACTTACGAGCATGGCGGGACCATGAAGATGACGGCATCCGGGGCAATAACGGCCGGGGCAAAGGTCTATGCCGCGGATGACGGCAAGATAGCGGCATCGGGGACACTGCTGCTCGGTACTGCCCTTGATGCGGCCACGGATGACGGCTCGATAATCGAGGTACTGGCTAATATCGGCTATCAGCAGTCAAGCTCGTCATCGAGCTCCTCGAGCTCCTCAAGCTCGTCAAGCTCGTCAAGCTCGTCATCGAGCTCCTCGAGCTCCTCAAGCTCGTCAAGCTCGTCAAGCTCGTCAAGCAGCAGTTCAAGCTCATCGAGCTCGAGCGCATAGTGATTTGAACTATTCACTGAAATTAGTGATTTGAACTATGAGATTTATTTTTTAGGAGATAGTTAAATGATTAACCAAGCGACAAGAAGCGTGCCCAGAGAGGACCTCGGTGTGGCATTTCACGAATACGATCCTTCGGCGGAGGGCTTTATAGCCAATGAGGCCCTGCCCCCGTCCCCTGTCGGGAAAAAGGCGGCAACTATGGGGGTCATAACCCGGGAGAACCTTAAGCGCGCCGATTCCACACACGCCAACGGGGCGGCGTTCGGACGGGTGACGCTGATATCGGAAGACAAGAGCTACGCCTGCGTGGACCACGGCCTGGAGGGCCAGCTCACCGATGAGGACCGGGCGACTTACGAGACGGACTATGACGCCGAGTACGAGACGGTCCAGTCGGTCACCAGGAAGATGTACATAGAGCGGGAGATCCGGGTGGCGGCGGCCATGTTCAATACGACCACCTGGGACAGTTCCGATGCCGCCCTCTTTACCGATAACTCCGGAAGCCCCTGGGACAATATTGCTACCACTATTATCGCCCAGGTAATAGCTGCCAAGAAACTGGTCCGTCTTAATTGCGGGGTCATGCCCGATACCATGCTCATCGGACAGACCAGTTTGGAAAACCTTCTGCTCAATACCCAGATAAGGGCCCAGTTCCCGGGTGCCAACCTGATTACTTTAGCTATGATTCGGCAGGCGCTTGGCGCCATATTCGGTCTTCAGAATCTAATCGTGGGCCAGGCGGGCTATGACAGCGCCGATGAGGGGCAGGACTTCTCAGGTTCGGAGTGCTGGTCGGACGATTACGCGCTTATATACAAGAGGCATACGGGCGGAAGGGCCACACCCGGGCTGGGGCGAAACGTGGAATGGAACGGAGTGGACGGCGGCCTGGGACAGGTCAAGGAGTATCGCGAAGAGCAGACCGAATCGGACATCTTCCGCGTGCGTGATTTCTCGTTTGAGTGGATATTCGATGCCTATTTCGGACACCTGATGCAGATTGATGCCTGAGAATGAGTTCATAGTTCATGGTTCATAGTTCATAGTTGGTAGTTCGTTGACAATGAACCATGAACAAAAAACAACGAACACAATTATGAGCGATGCCTTCGATAAGACCTTAGAGCTAAGCGCTGATGCCTTCTTTCTGCTGCCGGGTTCCGAGTATGTGACATATTTCCCGGTATCAGGCGCCTCGCGAAAGATACGGGCGGTGATCAATCGGCCGGGACCAGAGCGGATAGAAGAAATAGGCGGCGGCCGCGAGGTCAGTGAGGTACTGGTAAAGAACAGCGGCACGGGTGGTATAGCGTCCACCGAGGTAGATACCGGGGGCGATAAGATAAAGATGGAGCCCCGGGCGGGTTCGGTGCCGGTATTGATGAGGATTACAAAAATTCTCAGCCAGGACGCCGGGATGATTAAACTGAAGGTGCAGATATAAATGCTTGAAATAAGGTTCGATAACGACAAGCTAAAGAAGGTAGAGCGGGAGTTGAGAAATCTCCCAAAGGCCCTGCCGAAGGTGATGAGCAGGGGCCTGAACCGCACGGCCACCTCGGCGCGAACGGCGATATCGAGAAGCCTGTCAAAGCGAATTGGCCTGAAGATTAAGGACGTAAGGGACAAGCTGACTCTACATAGGGCAACGTACAGCAACTGGCGCTCGGCGGTTGTGGTAAGCGGTAAGAAATTCGGATTGATTAAGTTCGGTGCGAAACAGACCAAAAAAGGAGTGACTTACAAGCATGAACGAAAACGGATACTTGTCCGGCATGCCTTTATTGCAACAATGAAGACCGGGCATCGAGGGGTGTTCCTGCGTAAAGGACCCGCCCGGCTGCCGATTAAAGAGATAAAAGGGCCGTCACTGGCACAGGTATATACAGGCGCCCGGGACCAGGTCAATCGGATACAGTCTGAATTTTCAGCGAAGCTGGCCAGGAACATCCATGACCAGGTCAATCTGATTTTGAAGAGGAGATTGCCTGCGTGAAATAGTTTTGAGTATTTAATATGGCAATACCATTAGTCGAACAGATTGCGGTGAAATTGGAAGCGGCCGTTAATGCCATTACCGAGACGGCGAGGTTTAATTATGACCTTACGGCCGTAAGGCCGAAACGAATACACCTGGAAGGTGACATAAATAAAGATGGGACGGTGATCATCGAGCAGGAATCGGCAACGCTGCATCAACGAACCAGTGATACAATTACCTGGCGGCAGGCATTTACATTACAGGCGATGGTAATCGACAGTGATACCGAGACCGAGGCCATCGATACCCGGCTCAATAAGATAAGGGCGGACATCGAGAAGCAACTGACAAGCTCGGCATATATTAAATGCGGGGGCCTGGCCGAGGGGATTATCTTAAAGGCCCCGGAGAAGTTCCTGACCGAGGAGCTATCGGGCGACTGGTCCGGGCTTGTGGCGGACGATATTGATACAACCGATTTCGATTCACCGGACAATGTCCGGGTCTTTGAGGGTGGGCTATTGGATGCCGGGGAAATAAGCGCGGACCTGCGATACGACTCGACGCTGTTTAATACGATATTGGATGCGGTGCTGGCCCGGGCGGTCGAGTACTGGACCCTGACCAAGGACAGTAATTCATTGGTCATTCCGGGCTATCTCAAATCCATAGGGCTGGCTGTGCCGGATGGTGATAATATGATGGCGCCTATCGTAATAAAGTGTACGGGCAAGCCGCAGTATCCATCATCGTCCAGCAGCTCATCGTCCAGCAGCTCCTCATCTTCGAGCAGCTCAGCGTAAATATATTAGAGGGTCCCGAACGACCCGATACGAAAGGAGTTTATATGGATTGGGCCACCAAGGACAATTTCTTCAAGGCAAAGGTGCCTGTCGAAGAGATGGATGTGCCGACAATAGGCAGGGTAAAAATACACGGACTCGGACTCGGCGAAAAAGAGGACTGGGAGAAGAGCTCGTTTAAGGTCAACGTGGAAAAAAATGACCTTACAATCTCCAACGCGGACGCCCAGCTTCTGATGCTGACAGTGCATAACCAGCACGGCCAGAAGCTGTTTACCGACAAGGACATGGGGAGAATGCTGGTGGTGCCTGCCGTTTATCTTGAACCGGTCCTCGAGACGGCAAGGAAACTCTCCGGTATCGGTAAGCAGGCGGTCAAGGACTTGGTAAAAAACTTACCAGAGGCCCAGGGGCCCGAAGAGAAAGATTCAAGCACAGATTAGCCCACAGTTTGGGCTGGACGATCCCTGAGCTCAACGAGCGGATGAGCGCCTATGAGGCCGCCCAGAAGGAGATATTAGAGCAGATAGACCCCTGGGGGCCTAAGCGGGGCGATTACAGGGCGGCCGTGATAGCATGGGTGACGGCGAGCTGCTTTAGTAAAACAACGCCGAAGTTCAGGAAGTTTCTCAGGATGTTCGACTTCTGCGAAAAGCAGGAGCAGACGGACGAAGATCGGTCTGGAATTTATCGCCCGCAACAGGGCGAACAGACAGATAAGCTCTTTCAATAGAAGCATTCAGAGGATGGGCCGGCAGATGCTGGCAATGGCCGGGGTGGGCGGCGGATTGTATGCGGTCAAGAGGGGGTTCGATTATGTTGTCAAGGCTGCACTCGAGCAGGAAAGGGTGGAGAGGGAGTTAACGGCGGCGGTACAGGGTTCGATAGCAGTTTATAAGTCTTATGCGGCCGAGATGCAAAAGCTGACTATTTACGGTGATGAGCAGATATTGACCCAGATGGCTTATGCCAAAAATCTGGGAGTGACAGAGGACAAGCTGCAGGATGCGACGACGGCGGCCATCGGTCTGGCGGCGAGATATCGCATCGATTTGGCCGCGGCCATGATGCTGGTCGGCCGGGCGTCACAGGGCCAGACCCAGATGCTGACGCGCTATGGTATTGTAATCGACCAAAATCTATCGACTCAGGAGAAGTTCAACGAGATTTTAAGGATTGGGGCGGAGTCCTTCGGACTTGCAAAGGCCGAAGCAGGCACGGCGGCGGGAAGTATTCAGCAGATGAATAACGCTATAAGTGATACCGCCGAGACGCTGGGGGATGTAATGCTGCCGGCAATTAAAGACTTATCGACAGAGTCCGCGAAGTTTTTACAGGAGAACAGCGCCGCCTTGAAACGGTATGTGAGCGATTTTGTCGAAGGCGTTTCGATGATGGTCGAATATCAAAAAAATCTGCTCAAATGGACTCCGCAGGGCTTGATGTACAGGGGATATAAGGCGCTGACCGGCAAAAAGGAAACGTTGCCGGCCGAGCCGACGGCCATCGCATCTCCGCCGGGAGAGGACCCCTGGGCGCCTTTGAATAAGAGGATAGAGCTACTTAAAAATCAACAGGCATCGGCACTGGAGATAGGGAAAAAATATTTACCTGCCTTGCAGCGGGAAATCGAAATCACCGGACGGATTGGAGAGGCCCATTATCACGCGGCGAAGATGGTTGATTTCGAGAATGCCATCAGGAAGGCGGGGATTGAGAATACAACTTTCGCAACGATTGTTACAGAGAAGTACATGCAGAAGCTCAAGGAGCTGGAGGGCGCCCAGCGGCTTGCCAAGATAGCAGATTCCATCGGAGACGCCTTCGGTAATGCCTTCGAGAAGATGATATTCGAGGCGGAGAAATTCGGGGATGTTTTCAAATCGCTGATGCAGGAAGTGGCCATGGCGGTTGTGCGCCATGCTGTTATTCAACCGTTTGCAATAGGCATATCCGGTGCCGTGGGAGAGATGTTTGGATTGGATACCACTGCCGCCGAAGTGCCGTCCCTGCAGTCGGGAGGAACGGTCGGGCGGGGCGGACTGTTTAATCTGCATGCCGGCGAAAAGGTCATGCCGGCTTCCGAGCCAGGCGGGTGGACTATTGTCGTTAATCTGTCTCTTATACACATCTCCGAGCCCACGAGACGCTACGCTATCTCGTATGCCGTCTTCTGCTTGAAAAAAAAAAA